TCAGTCCATAGTGGCGGGGCTCCTGTCTGACAGTGAGTACACGGATTTTGTCCACCGAATCGTCCTCAGTCGTATCGAAATGCACGAAGAGGAATGGTCGTTGATTGTGCAGGGCGAAAATGTCGGTCTGTACGATTGGACAGATGAGGCGACGTATCCGATGATGCGGTATTCACAGTACTGGGATGTCACGACTGAGGTCTGGAAGGATCTCGTCATTGACGTTCTGGTGATGTTCAGAGGACATCCGAAAGACCTACAGAAGGGAGTATACCGATGACCGATGCAGAACTACTCATTCGGGCCAAAAAGCAACAGGTCTGGATCCGTAAGTACAACCGCGCCATACAGCGTGCCTACCGCGAGTTGGCTGCCCGCCATCGCGACGAGTTCGATCAGATCTTGGCCGAAGAACGCGCCAAGGCGGAAAAGGAGGAAGAGTCATGAAGATGACCATTCAGCCTGGGCAGGACGATAGGTCTAACGTCCAGGGGAACTGCGATCGCTGCGGACACCTAATCTACCGGTTCCGTGGCCAGGGCGATCTCCGCTGTGGAGGTTGCGACGCCAACTACAACGCGTTTGGACAGCGTCTTCGTGACGACCTCCGTACGCGAGTCAACCAATCAGAGTTCGACGAGGAGATCGGCGACATGGAAGGCAATGAAATGAGTTACCATGACCAGTGAGGTACAGGAACACTATTTCCAACATACACGCACTTCGACTATTACGATTACAGTCGTAGAGGGCGAGCCATCGGAGGAGCAACTCTTGTGGGCCGCAGCCACTGGTGACGAGTGCGCTAGAGTTGGCAACCTAGGAGGAGCCCTAGGGTGGCGCGTCCTAGCCGGAGATGATACCGATCCGGAACAGCAGTACTGGGATGACGAGTTCGATCCGAACGAGCACGACTTGATCGTCGAGTACTTTGTCAGTAACGAAGATGAAGAGACGAGGAGGATATAATGGCCCGACCAATAGCCTGGTATGGTGAACTGCCAGATTGCGATATTTGTGGTATGGAATACGGGGTCAAGACTCCCGCGCCATACGACGGCAAAACGAAACTTGGACCTTGGGCAAATATGTGCGAAGAGCACCTCAAGTCCGAAGGCTATCCGCATTCACAAGGACTGACGTCCAAGAGACTGTTGATTCCGTTATGAGTAGGCGACGTGGAGATAACATTCCGCCGGTGAGCGATTATGCGCACTGGAACGAAGATGCCGAACTCATGTGGTACAACGAGAATAAGTACGACATGGAGCATGCCGACGAGATCATGGACGATGACTTCGATGACCGAGGCTGGGATGACGAGGAGGATGAGTGATGGGTAAGGTAGAGTACAGTCATGATGGCGGCAAGACGTGGGAGATTATCAGACTTCCCTTCAACTGCTTACCGTTCCATCAGACACAACTTCTTGGAGTGTACTCTGAGGGAGACAACCTGTATCGGAGAGTGGACTGATGCATATTGCACTAATACCCGATCATCTGTTGCATCCCAAGGAACATCTAACACTCACTTGGATGGGTAAGTTCGACCTTACAGACACTCCTCTCAATCCAATGCAGGAGGATGCGGTCGATTTAGCTGACATTATCGTCAACTTGCTAAACAGGTACATTAAGTACAAAGGACCAATTGCAGTACGTGTAACGGCGCCTAGTTCATTTGGTGGAACGTATGTAGCACGGGTTTCTCCGTGCGATAACATCCTGTACACCTTCCGAGAGATGTGTGAACGGCTAGACTTGAATCGTTCACAGCACACCGATTGGAAACCACATATCAGTGCATCGCGGAAGGAACTTCTTCGCAGTGCAGGTTCATTCGTATACCTAGACAGAGCGGAGCTGAGATGAAGACAGTCGTAGTGTACTGGAACCTCTATTGGCAGGACGACGTACGTGACACGACTTTTGAGAAAGTCACCGGGTGCTTGGTCAAAGATGGTATTTTGGTCATCCATCAGGAGTATGGCAGGAAGAACACCTATATCCCTGCGCAACAAGTCCAGATGTGGACAGAAGAGGATGCCTGATGTTACCCCTATCTGACGAACAGATCCTGGCCGAGTTCAGATGGAAGCACGCCTATGAGGCAGCTATGGCTGAGGCCGGTTACTCGCGAGCCCGTATGCATCCAGAAGGAAACTGGGGTACATACACATGGACTACAGGTACTGAAGATAGCCCGTGGGATCATAGTGACTGGGAAGCTGGTATGAAAGCTCAGGTGCTGGTCGACAAACTTCGACCCAATCACATACAACCATCAATCGCACTACAAAGGATGCTAGATGTACACCATTACCAAGACGATTGAGTTCGACGCGGCACATCGCGTCCCTTACCACAAGTCAAAGTGCTACAATCTCCATGGCCACCGGTACAGGGTAGAGGCTACGGCGGTCGGTAACGTCGATATCAACCAGCGAGAAGGTTCCGACCAAGGTATGGTAGTCGACTTTTCGGACCTCAAGACGGTTATGGTGGATTGTATTCACGACATGTATGACCACGGCGCCATCTTCTATCGGGAGGATCCGAATATCGTCCTGTGGAGGTTGTTAAAGGATGCGCATGGGATGAACATCCATTTCATCGACAAGATCCCGACGGCCGAGAATCTGGCTGAACTGTTTTTCTGGGAGATGCGTGATCATATCCTCCACAGGGAGCAGTCGGACTGGACTTTAATCGAAGTGGCCGTTTGGGAAACGCCAACCAGCGTGGCGGTTTACAAGCCATGAGCCGCTTATTTTGAGTGGGACCTCTTGAAATGTCATATGTCGGATGTAGTATAATATATGTATGAAGCAAAATCTCAAACGGAAAGGACAGTAATGGGCATAGGACATCAGCGTAAGAAGTCGGAAGCGTGCCAGGTTTGCGGCGCGCTGCCAGGAGTGTACTGTTGGAACCTCGGAACTCGGAAGAAGGGGATCGAGAAGCACACAGCCACGTTGCACTACTGGCGCGAAGGTGGCTACGGCGACCCGAGCACACCAGTCTGGGACGAGAAGAAGGAGGCCCGCGAAGACAAACTGGCAGTCAATCGTCAGCGTCGACGTGCAGCTACCCAAAAGGCCAACGAGCGTTCATGGGTGGTTATAGCCATTCAGATGGGCGGCGATATCGGACAGATTCAGGCAATTGCTGACAAGAATCAGGATGAGGCCTTGATGGACATCGCAGGAAGACTTCTGAGTGGTGTTCATGCTCTCGTGAGGGAGGTACAATGACTACCATCTACGAGGTCTACAACGAAGAAGGCCAGTTCCAAGCTTTGTTCCACGACGATGAGGCGGCAGCGTATGACTTCGCCATGTCGAACGAGTTGGTCAAAGATTCTTGGGAAGTTCGTCCAATCATTCGTGAGGGCATAGGCCAAGAGTGAAGACAGTTCATCTACTTCGGTTCAGAGAGAAGGGACCGATGTTCATCGCGGCCTGTGGAGTTCGGACGAAGGACTTCGAAGAGCAGACCGCGTTCCAGTCTGGCGTGACATGCAAAGCGTGTCTCCTGCCAGGGAAAACTTCAACTGCCGCGTTGCTTTCAGTTGAGGAATCAGGTATAATAGATAATGACAGCGAGCGATCGCCACAACAAGGAGAACAAGACATCATGGCTACAAGCACCGAAGACGTCAAGGCCAAGGCTGCGACGGAAGCCCCGACAGAAGAGAAGGCCGCAAAGAAGGTCAAGGCTCCTCTGCCGGACGGATACGTTACACCGGTTGAATTCGCCCATCGCCTCGGCGAGAGGTTGAACCAGAACCGTGAGAGCATTCGCCCGCAGATCATCTACGGGTACCTGAAGAACAACGCTGCGGGTTCCAAGAACCCGTTCCCGTCCAAGCAGAACACCGATGGCGCATGGATCGTCGATGAGGCTGCTGCCAACACGTGGTATGATGCGCTGCAGGGGCGCAAGGGCGACCGCGAGAAGGCCAAGGCGGAGAAGGAGAAGGCTGACGCTGCGAAGGCCAACACGGCTGCTGCAGTGGCCCCGACGCCCGAAACGTCGAAGGCGTAATCAGTTCGCGGGGCTGCCGATTCTACCCGCCGTCGGCAGCCTCGCATCCTCGTGACGGATTCTTCCTTCCGGACACGATGGTCGCTCTGACTCGAATGGCGAGACCCAGTCTTCAGCTGCTGGGCAGTGTGGGTTCGAATCCCACTCAGGGCACGCTAGTGAAAGGAGCAAAGTATGGATACTGACCCGCTTACCGGTGCCATGATTCGTCTCAAAGAGGGATGGCGTGTGTACTGCGACAAGCAACAGCTAGAGGGTCTAGTACTTCGTGATGAGGACTATGGAGACATCACTGTCCCCGTACTAGTCTTTGACGAAACAGAAGATGGAACCATTATGCGACTGCCAGTCGATCAACTGACGGTCATCTAAGGAGGAATCATGATTGCCCGTATTACATTAGTTGGGCTGGTCCTTTTGGGCAGTTCAATTCAAGGTACATCTGTCGAGGCAGCGCGCAAGGTCAAGCCGCCTAGGCCGGTTCAATGTATGCCGCTCGAAATCAAGATAGGCAATGTTTGCTGGCCTGATCAACAGTGCCCGCCTATGGAGCATCAAGTTGGTCTAATCTGCGTGCCTGACTGATGTTACCACAAATGGCAGTAGCGCTCAAGCACCAAGACATGGACCGTAAAATCGGTCCAGATTGGTTGTGCGAGCCCAAGTACGATGGCATGCGTTTGCTTCTGCATTTCCCGTATGGAAAACTGACGGAAGCGTTAACTCGAAGCGGCCGAGATGTTCTGCCTCAGATACCTGACCTCTGGAAGGAGAAGGCCGAGAATGACCTTCGTTCTTTCTGGTTGAAGCACGGCTACGAATGGTTCGACTGCGAGCTCGGTTATGTCGACACTTGGACAGGAAGTCGTTCAGGAGCTAGCTTCAGTACACTCAACTTCGACTTCAACAAGACGATGAGGGTTATGGGTTCGGGTGCAGCAGAGGCACAACGTAAGGCAGCTGAGTTCATTGTCGACTGGGATAACCCAGAGCCTGGCCAAGAGCTTCCGCTCGCCATGATCTTTGACATCCCTGATATGGATGCACCTTTATGGGAACGTCGAGTTATCTTGGAGAGATGCGAAGACGAGCAGGCAGACTCATATGACTACTTCGGAGCTAGTTGGGGAGCAGTCATTAGCCAATGGGTTGGCTGGAAGGAAAGCTTGTATGACTGGATCGTGACACACGGCGGCGAGGGTGTTATGGTTAAGAACCCTCTTGCTCACTATCATCCAGGTAAGCGACAAGCTAACAACTGGTACAAGGTCAAGAAGTTTGACACCTATGAAGCCTACGTTACAGGCTTTGATCCTGGCCAAGGTAAGTACGAAGGTCTGATAGGCGCTATCGTTTGTACGACTCAAGATGATGTCGAAGTGCGATGCAGCGGTATGACCGACGATGAGCGCATCAGGATTACAGCCAGACAAGAACGAATCATCCAACAGCAATGGGTCTTGGAAGTTAAGCACTTCGGACTCACTGCAGGAACTCCACGTCATCCGCAATTTCTGCGTTGGCGTGAAGACAAAGGACCCAGCGACTGCTGGTTCGCAACAAAGGAGCAAACATGAGTTACATCAATCGGCCCTCCGACGAAGACTATGATTACGGATCAGTATGGAAGCCCAAGGCAGCTTCATCTCCCAGGGCACCTTCTGCTACCAAGGCTTATTGGGAGAGGGCGATCGAACGAGCTATGTCCAAGCTCGAAGTGCTTGAACAGTTCGGCGACGATGAATACGAAGAGGGTGCTGTCATTCGATTCGACTACCAGTTCGCTGAAGGCGGGAAGATGTATGCCTATGCGGCCATCAAGTGTGCCGGATTGTGGTACTCTACTGGACCTAAGGCGCCTAAGGCTTACACTTGGGAGCAGCTGATTGACTTCTGGGCACAGGCGAAGAACACCATCGAAATCTGGTATGTGTCCGAATATATGGCTCACTAGTGGGACCTCTTGATTTTTTGTTGACAATAAGGTATAATAGAGTATGAAGCTAGAGCTGAGTGACGACGAAGCTGAGGTCGTCGAGGACATTCTTGGAATGTGGATCGACGGCATTGATGGAGAAGTCCCAGAATTGGAGGTAGCAGAAGAGAACAATGTCATCTGGCAACTCTTTCAAATGAGGCAACACAAGGAAAAGGTCGCGCGAGTACGTCTGCGACTTCAACTCGAACGGAGAGACCAATGAAAATCAGTGACGCCATTGTCGAACTGGAAAGTCTACAGGGACAATACGGTGACCTAGTCATGATGACACGTGAGCCGAACAACGAGACAGAGATTTGGTGCGAGCCAGTCTTCGAGTTCAACGATGATCAGGGTGAGTACATTCTTGTTACAGATGGAGCTGTTCTGTGACTGAACCATCACCGGCTGCGCTTCATCCACTTCCAGCACTGTACGGATACTGCGAACAGATCTTCAAAGAAATGGACAAAGAGGCTCAGGACTTCCCAGAAGGTCGGATCTACGAAGGGTCTCTGACCAAGCTCGTAGCATCCACTGGATTGAGTAATCCGTACTACACCTCAGTGATGCGGGCTCTCAAAGCTATGGACTGCGTTCGACAATTGCGCCGTGGAGGCGGTGGGCATGGCAGTCAATGGGCTATTATGCAGCCGCCATCTCACGCCCTGTGGAGGTCGCATGCAGAGCCCGTTCTGAAAGAGGATTCACCCAAAGACCAAGCTGCCGACCAGCGCATCAAGGATGTATGGGAGTACATTCGAACTCTGGAACGGCGAGTCGAAAGATTGGAGGCCCAAGTTGCCTGACACATTGTTTGAAGAGGCACGTCGTTGCCCTACTTGTCATGAAGCTGGTGACGAAGTAGCAGAGAACAAGGCACCATCTGGAGATGGCGTCATCAAGTTCTTCCGGTGCATCAATACTCGATGCCGCGATGTAGGCGAACGATGGGCTGTACAGATTCGAATCGACGGTACAGTTCCAAAGCCGGATGAAAATCGAGGTCCTAAAACCTTTCAGAATCTGTCCAATGATAGATTGTCGGCAGGCATGCGTACTGTTGAGGACGCTGTAGGACGAGACTTAAGGGACAGCCGGGAAGTGGAATGATTGAGGTTCTTAAGTGGTGCTTGGTAGTATTTCTCGCACTTGTCTTTATTGCCTTGATCCTTAGCTTCCTGATGCCACACGACTAAGTCTATTCGAGTCTACCATCGTCTGTTACTACTCTCGCGCAGAGCGCTCGGGCAACGGTTAGACTCGCATAGACAACGGTCTATATGCGTCTATAAACGAAAGGAGCATCAATGGATCCGGAGGACCTGGATCGTTTCGATCTGGAGGATCAAGCGACCGAAGTAGGGTTCCTCACACCTAGAGAATATGCCAGGCTGAGGCACTTTACTCCCCAGAACATTTACCATCACATTCGTAACAAACACATTGAGGTAGAACTCTGCAGATGTGGACGCAAGGTCATAGACGTAAAGAAGACTGATGAGTTCTTCGGACTATGAGTACACCTACAAGACGTTTCGACGAAAGCGGAAGGTGGAAGGCGTACTCGCCGGAACACAGGCAGAGGTCTCTCTCGACGAACTCAAAGCCGGAAGAGACCTTGGCGTCCGATGTAAGAGCTGCCATCACCGCATTCCGTGGAAGGAAATCACATGGACATACTGGCTGGACAAAAGCAGAGACATGGTTCGAGAAGCCTGGTGTAATCGCTGCGGAGACCTTATCAGGGAGGACGTTCTTAAAGAACGACATCATGCCGATTGAACTACGCCCTTACCAAATAGAAGCAGTCAACAAGTTCGCGCCTCCTGACATTCCTAACTGCGCCATCTTTGACGAGATGGGAACAGGCAAGACTGTTATGGCAGTTGCACTTGATGCTGTACGACGACAAGACTTCCCTAATGGGAAAACGCTTGTAGTATGTCCAGCTGGCGCTGTCGTTTATAGTTGGTACAAGCACTTTCAGATGATGCAACCTCATCTTAAGGTAGTCATGCTCGACCCTAAAGCACGTGGTCGATCTTGGCTGCAGTTCAAGAACGAGAATGCCGATGTACTAGTCATGCATTGGGAAGCCGTCCAGATTATGTTGGTGGACTATCTCAGTAAGGAACCATGGCTGCACATCATTGCTGACGAAGTGCACCGTATCAAGAACAAAGATACCAAGGCTGCGAAGGCCATCAAGAAGGTTCCTACGCAGTACAAAACGGGGCTTAGCGGCACTCCTTCCACAGGGATGCCGGACGACCTTTGGAGTATCTTGAACTGGCTGTATCCTGGCTCGTGGAGATCGTACTGGAACTTCCGCAAGAGGTATACCAGACAAGAGCTGTCCTCTTATGGAGGCAATCAAAAGTTCATGAAGGTAGTTGGACCTCAGAACGAAGAGGAACTGCAACACCTCATTTCGATGTACACCATTCGGCGACTCAAGTCAGAGGTGCTTCCGCATCTCAAGAAGAACCCTATGGAGTACTGGTGTCAGATGTCAGAGTTGCAAGTGGCGGCTTACAAGCAGATGACTGAAGAGATGGTCGCCTGGGTTCATACGAAGATGGAAGAGGAAGGCGCGACCGATGAGGACGAGCTCTCACCCATTATAGCGAACGCAGTCATTTCTAGATTAGTCCGACAGCAACAGTTCGCATGTGCCTACTGCATCATCGATAAGGACGACAAGGTTCACATGAGCGAGCCTAGTCCCAAATGTGATGTTGCGTGGGACTTAATGCAAGAACGACTCGATGAAGGACAACCAGTTGTAATCTATTCGGCCTTCAAACAGCTACTGACCTTGTTCGAAGAGCGTCTGAAGAAGTCCAAAATCGATTACGTAAAGGTCACTGGAGATGTCAAACAGACAGATCGTGTAACGGCTGTAGAGTCTTTCCAGAGGGGAGACGTGGATGTCTTCTTAGGAACTATTGGAGCTGGCGGAGAGGGTATTGACTTATTCAAGTCATCCTGCATTATCTTCCTTTCCAGAGACTGGTCACCGGCAAAGAACAATCAGGCAGAAGACAGACTTGATCGTATGGGCCAGTTAAATGTCGTAGACGTTATTGACATCTATGTGGAAGGAACAATCGAAACAGACAAGAAGGACAGAGTCGCTATGAAGTGGAGTTGGATCAAGCAACTGTTAGGAGACGACAAGAAATGAAACTTGTACCGGTAGATCCGGCCAGCATCAACAATGTGAGAGAAGGCCGTCGAGGACGTGTCAGCTATCCCATCTTGAAGATGTTCCTGGAGAGCAATGAAGACCTTGTGATGGTGGATCGTACTGGAATGCAGAACAGCTTTCAAGGGCTGTACTCATCGTTGCGTGCCTACATCTCATCGCACAGTCTGCCTGTCGAAATCTTTAGCCGCCAAGGTGAAATCTACTTGGCACGTATCCGCGAGGATCCGAATGCTAAAGGCACCGAGGGTCACGAGCTGACTGAGGCAGACTTGCCGCCAATGCCCATTACTCCAGATGAAGTGCAGTCGCGTGCCGCTGTCGAGAGAGGACAGATCACCAAGTGAAGGACGTTCTATTACTTGTGGCCCGCAGATATAACGGGCATGAGCTTTGGACAGCACTAGGTGTCTTGGCTGACGCTGGGAAGACCTTTGAAGTCATCTCAACTGACCTAGAAGTTGCTGACGAGCTCACCGGACGTCGCAATGTTCTTGAGCGGACGCTTGACTCAGTTGATCCCGAAAAGGTTGTCGACGAGTTCAATGCGTTCATGATTGTATCAGGCAACATGAAGGACACCGAAGCTTATTGGGATGATCCGCAGGCACAAGCACTTGTCAGGGCCTTTGACTTCGAGAAGAAACCACTGGCAGCAATTTGTTGTTCCGTGCCCTCCCTGTGGCAGGTTGTTGAAGGTGTGCAAGTGTCCTTCTTCCCATTAGTACGTAGCAGACAAAAGCTTCGGCTAGGTGGAGCTAATCTTTCTACGTTGACTGTCTCAGTCGATGGACGAGTTGTTACAGCCGAGAATCAAATGGCCACTACAATGTGGGCAGAAATGTTTGTCAAAGTACTGAATGGGGAAGATGTTACCACAGGATTGGTTGACAGTGGCTTCACTCCTCATGGACGAGAGCGCAAGCCTATCGCCATTGTTGAACAGATCAAGGAAAGAAGGGCCCGCGAAAATGGCACTGATGCATAGAATAAACGGCACTACATGGGTAGAGTCTGGACCGCTAAGACGTGAAGAGGTCGAAGCTACTGTACTACATTACATCGAAAATGGTTTGCACGCCAACTTGTTCCTTAACTGGGAAGTCAAGCGTGGGACTAAGAACCACCCAGAGAACATTGTCATCGCCAAAGAGTTCACAGATGTCCTTATCAAGATGGGCATTGTAGAATGATCTGTAACGACTGCCACTCAAGAGCGACAGGCATAACGGGTATTGATAGGCATACTGTTGCGATAGCCTTTGAGCGCTGCGAAGTTTGTGGTGAACCTAGGAACTGCTTCGAATGTAACTGCCCTGGTAATTGGGGCTTCATGAAAGAGGAGAGCATGACCAACGAGTTAGACATGCCATTGCCCAAGCTGTTGACAGAACTGCGAGATGGTACTGCCAAGCCAGCACCCAACGCAGGTCAGCAACGACAGGAACGGATTGCAAAGCTGCAGATGGACATAGCGGCCTGTCAAGATGTCATCGCAGACATTGACCGGTACCTGCTGCATCTAGCAGAGCAGCCCGATCCCTGTGTTCATCGACATGTGCCTAAAATGGTACGTGGCTACCTGAAGGACTTGCGCAGACTAGCCAAGTCCAACATGCAAGCGTTCCAGACGGAACTGAGCTTAAAGCGAACAGCACAATGAAGCGCATCATGGTGATTGCCATTATTGGGTTCACTTTAGGGTTCGTCATTGGAGCCTACCAAGCAGTCCAGGCAGCAGGACCGGGTGACACAGGGACAGAGGTCACGGAAGTTCAAATGCGCCTAAAGGCTTTCGGGTATACGGTCACAGTAGATGGCAAGTATGGTCCGCAAACAACGAAGGCAGTGAAGTCGTGGCAGAAATCAAATGGATTATCAGTCGATGGTGTAGCCGGACCTGTCACTCTGGCCTCCCTACGAGGGGCTGTACGACAGAATAATGCCACACAAGTTACAGGATTGAATGGCCTAGCATTTGCACCAGCCGGCCTAGATAACTGTGCAGAGATGAAGTTCTATAGACAACAGGCAGGACTACCAGATGTGTTCGACTCTTTGGGCTGGCGTGAATCAAACTGCAGAAACGAAGATAGCGTCAAGACCTTCTGCTGTCACGGGTACTGGCAGCTACATCAGAACCATGTCCGATCGGGTTATGCTACACGTTTACGTCAAGACTGCGACATCGACTCCTACCAAGATTTCAATAGTGACGTACCGCTAGACAAGCAGCGACAAGCCTGTGGAGCTAAGGTCCTCTACGACATGTCAGGCATGAGCCCATGGAGATGATCAGGGAGTGGTTCCAGTTTCTGGCGATCATCCTTCTGGCAATCGCTGTCATCCTTCTTAGCAAGCGAGCCAGGCGATAATCCTCAATACTGCCAGGGAAAAGTTAGTCGACTGGTGTTGACTTTCACAGTTGACTTACTATATAATAATAGTACAAGAAAGGAGCAAAGGATGGGCGACTTCCCAGAAGGCCTAACTCCTATTTACATCCATAACTCTGACATTCAAGGGTTCAAAGGATGTCGTGAGCGGTGGAACTGGCTGAGCGATCTGCGCCAAGGCTGGAAACCTGAAGAGACTCCTACCCCGTTCTTCTTTGGTTCTGCCATTCATAAGGGTGAGGAAGTTTACTACTGCCCTGATACGTGGTCTCTTGTCTTAGCTGATGGTATTAAACGTGAAGCTGTCATCATGAATGCTATCCAGGCGTTCGTGGACCACATGAATGAAACCAAGAAGCGTTACCTCCGAGTAACCAAACAGGAAGTGTTGGACGATACTTGGAAGGAAAAGTTCGATGAGCACATGGACCTTGGTCGAGGTATGTTATACCACTACTTCGAGTGGGTACAAAAGCGTGACCTTGACTACGGGATCACACCTCTCGGTGTTGAATATGATTTCGTTGTACCGGTCTATGACACCTACGAAGAGCAACTCGAGTACTGCCCAAAGTCCGCTGGGACTATATTAGTCTTCCGAGGCCGTATCGATCTGTTGTGCCAGGACAAGGAAGGCCGCATCTGGATCCTTGACCATAAGACGACAGCGCGCATGCCCGACAACCTGCGCTTCCTTGAGATGGACGAACAGATGGGCTCCTACATTATGGGTTACAGCCTAATGACTGGGACTCGTATTGCTGGTGCTATCTACAATGAGATCCTGAAAGGTTACCCTGTACCGCCTAATGAGAACAAGGTCATTCGACTTGGACGCCGGTTTAGTGTTAGTCAGAATGCATACACAAGCCACGACATCTACTTGAAGACCATCACCGAAGCTGGTGAGGACGTAGAGTTGTATGCAGACCATCTACAATGGCTGAAAGACTTCGGAACAACCTACGTACGGCGTACAGAGATCAGTCGGAACACTAACGAGCTGATGGGTATCCGCCAACGTATCAAAGACGAGACAGCAGACATGATCAACGACCCTCGGATCTATCCTCATCCAGGTCGATGGGCTTGTGACAACTGTCCAACAGCCGCTCCCTGCCTCGCAAAGATGGAAGGTCAGGACTACGAGTGGATCCTAACCCAATCCTTTGTCAAAGAATCGAGAACCAATGCCTGATCTATCTGTGTTAACCGAACGTAGCTTTGGAGGGCTGACTCTTACATCAGTTCGACAAGCACCTCCGTGGATGAACATCTTCCTCTATGGAGACCCTGGAGCAGGCAAAACTGTCCTAGCAGGAAGTGCCGACGATGTACCTGATATGTCACCTGTACTGATCGGCGACGTTGAAGGTGGAAGCTTCTCGCTTAAGGCCTTCTATCCAAACGTCGACGTTGTCCGCATCAAGAGTCTGGCTGAACTCGTTCAAGTGTACCAGACCTTATTGACAACCGATCACGGCTACAAGACCTTTGTTCTTGACAGCCTGTCTGAAGTCAACAAAATGATCATGGGCGACATCATGAAGGCTGTTGTCGAAGAGGACGAGGAACGAGATCCTGATGTCCCTTCCATTCGCGAATGGGGCAAGCTTGGTGAGCAGATGCGTCGAGTTATTCGTCGGTTCCGCGATCTTCCCATGCATACGGTCTTCACGGCGCTCTTGGACGAGAGCGAAGACAAGAAGGGTCGTATGAAAAAGAACCCCATGTTGTCCGGTAAGCTCAAGAAAGAAGTCGCCGGCTTCATGGACATTGTTCTCTTCGTCTATGCCAAGCACGTCAGGGTGAATCCTCTGACAGGTGAGCTTGACCAAGACGCAGATGAAGCCCTCCATAGGTTCGTGCTCTCCAGCAGCACGGACGAGTTTGTGTGTAAGGATCGTTCCTCACGCATGCCAGAGGTAATGCTGGATCCTACAATGTTCAAAATCCACACCCTGATTCAAGGAGAGTAAGATGCCTGTTGTCGACTTTGATGGAGTACAAGGTGGCGGTTTCGATCCGCTTCCCCGCGGGACATACCACGGACTCCTCACTGGTTGGGAGACCCGCCAGACAAGTGAGAACGCCAAGCACCCTGACAAGGACTACTACAGCTTGGAGTTCACGATCCAGTCCGGTCCCTATGAGAACCGGAAGCTCTGGACGAACGCGATGCTCCCACCGGAGTACACGCCCTTCGTCTTGAAGCAGCTCGTTGACTCGGCGCCGACTGGCCCCGGGAAAGACGAGGACATCGAGGACTGGCTCGACAAGCAGGAGGGCGAGCTCGAGGTCAACCTCGTCGTCGCCGTCAAGAAGGCCACCAAGGAATACGAGGCTGGCAACAAGATCAACCAGATCAAGTCCTTCGACGAGTCCGGCCTCAAGGGCGGCGGTGGCGAAGGAGGAGAGAAGGTTAGCAGCGGCTTCATGCCGTAGTAAGTTCTAGCTGCGTGTATTGTTTGCTCCTTTCCACGCAGCAAGAGGCGCCATGAAGGTGTAAGGCCTACATCAAACAGGGTTCAAGTCCCGACATGGCACGTGGCAATAGCACCGGTAGGCCCAGAGGCTACAAATAAGAGGGATGTCTTCTTTAGCGCCCTGTTCGGAGATATGGAGGGGTATGTCTGCATAGCTTGTAAGAAGCCTGGGGTCGATCGAATGATGCAAGAGTTCTTCCAATGGCCAGAACAGAAGGCCTTCCTCTTGTCATACGTCGAGAAGTTCTGTATGACCCACGATGTCTATTACTGTCCAATGACGTTTACAGACATGAGAAGGACTAAGGAGTCAGTTAAAGAGGCGCCATGTGCTTGGGCTGATCTTGATAACTGTACGCCAGACCTGCTCGAAGAGATGCCAACCTTCGTCATAGAGTCTTCCCTTAACAGGTTCCAAGCCCTGTGGAAGTTCGAAGAGCCAATCAACGCGTGGGATGCCGAAGACATCTCTAGGCGCCTGGCCTTTAAGTATCTGACTGAGGGAGCAGATCAAGGCGGCTGGGACATCACTCAGCTGCTACGTACACCCTTTACTCCGAATCATAAGTATGCAGCATCTTTAGGTGCGGCACCTCTTGTAACCATTCATTCGGTCAATGGTGTATCGTACACTCTCGAGGACTTGCAAGACAAACTTCCACAGGTGGTCGGCTACGAGGCACTAGATATTCCGATGCCGATGGATGATGACCTGCCTAAAGAGGATTCGGAAGAGCTCCTGCAGAAGTATAAGAAGTCATTACAACCCTTAGCTTTTCACCTTCACTCTGTTGTCCCAGAGAGGAAGAAGTGGTCAGAGGCTCTTTGGCAGCTGGAGATGTTCTGCATCGAGTCAGGCATGTCCTCAGAGGAAACGTTTGTAGTAGCTCGAGACAGTGCCTGTAATAAGTACAAGCGAGATGGCAAGAGTATAGTTCATCTTTGGAAAGAGGTCTGCCGAGCTAAGTCGAAGTTCGATCAGCAGATGACAGTGCTCGCCCCGAAGGGAATGGGCGACCTTCTATCTGATGCTGACCGTAAGGCGTGTGAAGCCAACCATACGTTCATTGAGGAGTACATCGAATGGGCACGAACCATAGGAGACGCCGCACCACAATACCATCAAGCAGGCGCTTTTGTTCTCCTTTCATCCTTACTTGCTGGCCCTGTCCGTTTGCCTACTTCTTTTGGTGTAGTGATGCCGAACCTCTGGTTCATGATTCTAGCAGACACGACTCTGACGAGGAAGTCAACGGCGATGGACCTAGCAGTGGACCTGCTAGTGGAGATTGACGATAACGCTATCATGGCAACTGATGGTTCTATCGAAGGCTTGATGGGAGCATTACAGTTTAGACCTGGAAGGCCAAGTGTCTTCCTTCGTGACGAGTTCTCAGGCTTGCTTGAGGCAATGAACAAGAAGGACTACTATGCAGGAATGGCAGAGTCGTTCACCAAACTCTACGACGGGAAGTTCCAAAAGCGAATCCTCCGACGAGAGACCATTGAGGTCAAGGACCCAGTCCTTATCCTCTTTGCTGGAGGCATACGTGAACGCATCCTTCAACTGCTCCAGTATGAGCACGTCGCTTCGGGCTTCTTGCCTCGTTTCATATTCATCATGGCCGAATCAGATACAAGTCGCCTGCGACCTCTTGGCCCTCCAACAGACTTCACTCTTGAAGGAAGAGATAGGCTCCAAACCTTTCTGACTAATCTGCACAACTACTATACGTCTGACACCATTATGACTATTGGTGGCAAACAGATTGCTTCGACTTCTGAGTGGCGAGCTACGTTGACTCCATCAGCTTGGGACTTATACAATCATTACGAACAAGAGTTGATGAAGACGGCACTTGATAGCCAGTACCCAGATCTCTTGACGCCTATGTTCGATCGCCTAGCAAAGAGTGGCCTTAAGGCAGCTGTGCTGATTGCCTGCCTTGATATGAAGGACAGAGTCGAAGTAGACGATATTCATTTGATGAAGGCCTTTTATTACGTCGAACAGTGGCGTGCAGGTTCTGTTGAACTCCTGGCTAACATTGGACGTACTTCTACAGAACGTCAAGTCCAGCTATTGATGCGGGCTATTGCTAAGGAGCCTGGCATCTTTCGTTCAGCTCTTATGCAGCGTTACCATTTGTCCGCCCGGGAAGCGGAGGCATCTCTTATGACCTTAGAGCAACGAGGTCTATTGCAGAGAGTCAAGAATGGCCGTTCAGAGACTTTACATCCTACCGTTGTAGCAAACCAATATACCTGAGAGGACAGTATGGCATCAGTAGCAATCATCAGTGGTGGAATGGACAGCGTTACGCTGGCACACCACATGAAAAAGAACCTCGGTCAAGCCGAGGTCTATGGCATTGGGTTCAACTATGGACAGCGCCATCAAAAGGAGTTGGCGTATGCCTCGTTGCTTGTTGAAGACGGAATCCTTATCGACTACAAGACAGTCGATCTTCGCGTGCTGCAAGATCTGCTTGGGGCTAGCGTACTCACTGATCATGAACGCGAAGTACCTGACGGACACTATGCGGAAGAATCGATGAAGCAGACAGTCGTTCCCAATCGGAACATGATCATGCTGTCTATGGCCATTGGTTATGCTGTCACTCTAGAAGCTGCAGACGGTGTCTGGACTGGCGTGCACAGTGGTGATCACTTCATCTATCCTGACTGCCGACCGATCTTCATCCAGAAGGTTGCCGAGACAGCTCGCGTGGCCAACGAAGGCTTCATGGAGTGGACAACTGATGCTGTCATTGCTCCCTTCCTTGGAGGAGGCAAGCACGACATTGCAGCTCTGGGAGCCGAGATTGATGTTGACTATCGCAAGACATGGTCATGCTACAAAGGCGGACAGATCCATTGCGGCCGTTGTGGAACATGCGTGGAGCGCAAGGAAGCTTTCCGACTCAGTGAAGTGATTGATCCCACTGAGTATGCAGATCCGAACTTTGAGATTGAGGCATACCGCGGATGAACACCTACGACATGGTAATGCAATTCCACCAGCAGTTCAACTGCGCCATCGGAATCGGCATCACAAACCCTTCAGACCGCTCGTTGCGAGTCGCCTTGATTCGGGAAGAGCTACGTGAACTAGCTGATGCCCTAGACGCAGAAGATATGGTTGAAGTTGCCGATGCTCTTGGTGACCTCGACTATGTTGTGAACGGAGCAGCTGTTGCCTTTGGCATTCATCTTCCTTCCGTTACTGCTGAGGTCCACCGATCCAATATGACCAAGATGCCGCCAGATGGTATTCCTATCAAACGTGAGGACGGCAAGGTTCTCAAGGGTCCAAACTTCGAGCTGCCTGATATCAAAGGAGTCCTGAATGGTTACCAATCACAATCCGTTAGTCTTGAATCCTGATGACGAGTTCGAAGCTGTTATTATCGACATCCTAAAGATGCATAGGAAGAAGAGTGTGCAGTATGGCTCCGATAACGACCCCCTCGACAACTTCACAGTTGGTGCTTATGCTACGAACTCAACACCGCTCCGATACCTCGAAGCTCTACTGGCCAAGCATAGCGGCGCTCTTAGAGCCTGGTTCGCACGTCAACCAGACCACACAGTAGATCCAGTCAAGACAGCTGGTTCGAACGACGGCTACATCGACAGAGCCGTATACTCCATCATTGCTTGTGTACTGTACAGACGAACCTGAAATTGAACCATGCGTTGGTTGGGAGGGCCCATGCACACTCTTTGGCGAGTTCCACGGATGTGCATGGCCTCTCAATCATGCAGGTCGCCGAAGCCACCCTGGCACAAGTCATCTATGTGCATGCGGCGTCGGTATACCTGCTCGTTGGATTGAACTACATCCATACATCCTGAAAGGAAACTATGTCTCTGCAACTGAGACTCAATGAACACTACACAAGCATTCAAGGCGAAGGGCCTCATGTTGGTGAGTCGACGCAGTTTGTTAGGTTTAGCGGCTGCAACATGCGCTGCCCTGGTTGGCCTTGCGATACTCCGCATGCTATAATGCCCGCGCTCTGGAAGGACGATCCAAAGCTCGACCCGGACGCCTTAGCGGATCAAATCATTGCCGAGCGCTACCGAACAGGAGCCATGCGAATCTGCTTGACAGGCGGAGAGCCTCTGATGCAAGACAACGATACCTTGCGGGCACTAATCTCAAAACTCGACAGAGCCGAACTCCTGATTGACATCTTTAGTAATGGTTCGTTCATCTATCCTGAATGGCTGATGCGCTCGCCAGAAGTCACTATCATTATGGATTGGAAGCTCGAAGGTAGCGGTGAGGCCAAGACGAAGCTTGCCAATCGACATATCAATCTTCGGCAACTACGTACCCAAGATTGTGTCAAGTTCGTAGTCGCGTCACCTGAAGACCTGGCTGAAGCGCACGGCCTGTGGAAGGAATGGTACTTTGTCCGCGCGACGCCATATGTCGGAGCAGCTTGGTCCAAGATCGATGACAAAACCATTGTCGACTATGTACTAGAGAATAGGTTACCATGGGTATTGAACGTTCAACTTCATAAGCATATCTGGGGAGAACAACGTGGCGTCTGACATGATCAAAAGGCATGCGCTGAACGTCCTTCAAGAACTCATGCCCAATGAAGACTGGCATAGTCAAGATATGGTGAACACTGCCATGCGCTGGTGCAAGATGATGGAAGAGATGTCCAATGATGGAAAGGGAATGCCATTCGAGTTCACCACCTTTAAGAATCCAGGGCATGACGAACTTGTCTTGGTAAAGGACATCGAGTTCGCTTCGCTGTGTGCTCATCACCTCCTTCCGTTCTTCGGTAGAGTGCACGTAGCATATGTTCCTAATGGGACGATTGTCGGGCTCAGTAAGATCCCTCGACTGGTTCACTACCTCTCAAAGGGAACTTGGACACAAGAAGGACTCACCCAGAGGATTGCTAACTTCCTTGAAGAGGTTCTTGATCCGATTGGTGTAGCAGTAGTAATGCCTGATACAATCCATACGTGTATGAAGGTACGTGGTATCAAAGAACGTATGGCAACTACAACTACGTCAGCAATGAAAGGATGTTTCGCCGACCATGAACGACTCGCCAGAGCAGAGTTCCTCGCCCTGCTTGCTCTCTGAGGACCAACAACAAGCCATTCTTCAAATGGCGACAGCCCAAGTAGTCTTTGTAGGTAGGGTCTATATGGCCGCAGAAAGGTTTCTTCATGCAGTTGGCATTGATCCCGCCGAACTCGTCGCACGCCTCAATCCTTCAGGGGACAATCAACCTGATGCTTCCATGGCAGCTAGTGGACCTGCCTCTAGATTTCGTCCAGCAGGCTCTGAAGACCTACACCATTCTTGACAATGGAGCTGCAGAGGGTCAAAGTATTGGGCTGAATCAATTGCACACACTCGTTCGAGATTGGCCTGAGATTGATGAACTTGTCTTGCCCGATAAGTTGACAGACTGTGCAACGACTCGTGACTTCGTTCTTCAAGTAGGCAACCTAGAACCTTTGTTAGAACTGAAAGAACAGAACGGTGTTAAGTTCATGGCAGTAGCTCAAGGTATGACCCTTGCAGAAGTTATGTCATGTATCAACTTGTATACCGAACTACCATACGTTGACGTGATTGGCTTGCCTCGAGTTATGAACATTCTCTTCGGCAGACAAAGTCGTCTTCGGATGTGTGAAGCTCTTGCTAGGAACGATACGTATCCCAAACCAATCCATTGTCTTGGCAGCTTGTACCAATACCCGTCTGAAGCCCGAAACTTGAAATGGCTGCCTAACGTTCGATCGATGGATACAAGTTTGCCTTGGGTGTACGGAATCCAGGAGAGGTACATTACAAGTATACTGAACAAACAGATTGAACGACCTGATAACTACTTTCATTACGACCTGAATAAGAATCAGAGGTACATCAGTGACCGAAACGCAGGCACCCTCCTTCGCTGGGCGGAAGCACCCGCAAGCTGATTGTGAAGGCTGCCCTCTTTACAAGAGGAAGCATGTCCCGAACAATCTTAACCCAACAGCTACCATAGCTTTCATCGGGGAAGCTCCGGGCGCTATGGAAGCTAAAGGCGGCCTACCATTTGTCGGCCCAAGCGGTCGTCTCCTCCACAGCGCGGCTAGACAGGAGGGAATCGATATGGCAAACGTTTCAGAGCTGAACACAGTACAATGTCAGCCTCAGAAGACACTTCCGAACGAAGCCATTACTCGATGCAAGCCCGCACTCATGGCAGATCTCGCTTCGCTTCCTATCGAGACAGTAGTGACTCTAGGCAACACTGCGACTCGTGCCATCACCGGACTCGAGAAGATCACCCAAGCTCGTATCGGTCCACCCAGAGAGATGAATGGCTGGAAGGTTATACCGACATTTCATCCAGCCGCATGTCTTCGTCAAGGCGACTTCTTCCCATCAATGTCTCGTGACCTCCGCAAGGTGTATGAGCTACCTTCACAATGGAAAGCTCCAGACTTCTTAGTGCTAGACGATCCAGACGAAGCAGAAGATTGGCTCCGCGGCCATACTGAGCCCTGGTCGCCTCAACCTGTGGTGATTGATATCGAAGTAGGCATCGAGAAGGACGTCGACTTCGAACACCCTGAACGCTATCAGTTCTTGTGTGTAGGGATTGTACTGGCAAACGAAGTAGTAGTCATAGGCGAGAATGCCCTTCAAAGTACCTTTGCCAACGATGCACTTAAGATGTTCATCGAATGGCACAAGCCCATTTGTCACAATGGAAAGTTCGACCTAGCAGGCTTGACTGCCTTAAACATCTTTGGAATCTTGTACTTCGACACAATGTTGGCCTCTCATATAACAGACGAGCGACGTGGAACAAACTCTCTAGAGTACAACGCAGTCGAGATCCTTGGCAGTCCTGCTTGGAAGAAGGAACTCGAACAGTACCTTGGAGAGAATAAGAACTATGCAGACATTCCTCGCGACATCCTCTACAGATACAATGCCTATGACATCTGGAACACCTGGCTGCTATACAAGTACTACTGTGAACACTTGACACCCAAGGAACGTGAACTCCACGATTGGATGTGTCGCGTCTCTATGATGTTCATGCATACTGAGATGGCCGGATCTCGTATCGACCCAGAGTACTTAGTCCAGCTAGGTGAAGAGCTCAAGATCGAAATGGCTGAGTACATGGAAGTCACATCCAAGTATGTCGACAACCCTAGAAGCTGGCTGCAAGTTCAGAATGCCTTAGCTGAACTAGGTCACCCAACACAATCTACTGACGAACTTCATCTGACCATGCTGATGCGCGACAGGCGTATGAAGCAATCAATAAAGGACTTTATCGTTGCACTACTCAAGTACAGAGGCGTTCAAAAGCTGCACTCTACTTATGTAGAGGGCCTATTGAAAAGAGCTTACCATGACCGTATTCACACCACTATCTTGCTCCACGGAACGACTACAGGACGTGCTTCCTCCCGAAATCCTAATATCCATAACCAACCACGAGGTTACAGGATTCGGCGAGCTTGGATACCCGATAGTGACAAATACGTATACGTTCAGGCGGACTATAGAACGGCGGAACTACGTGTCATGGGAATCGAAGCTAATTGCAGCTACCTTATTCCTGTCCTTTCAGATTCTTCACGAGACATCCACAACGAAGTTAGTGACGTTGTCTATGGTCCTGGAAACTGGCGAAAGGAAGTGGAGCGAGTCCGTACTAAGGCAGTGGTATTCGGAACCTCGTATGGACGCGAACCTCAATCGATTGCTGACGAATACGGCATCACTGTTGCTGCTGCAGCTATTATCCAGGATGGCTTTACAAACATGATGCCTGACGTTATCGCTTGGAAGGCGGAACTCAAGCGACGCGTCTTCGAAGATGGTTGGGATCCCATTACCCACTTCGGACGGACTAGGCACTTCCACCTGATCACCAGAGAGAATGCCAACGATGTTGAAAGGCAACTGTATGCATTCTTCCCACAATCAACTGCCAATGAGATCTGTTACCGAGCCGCAGCAAGAGTCTGGGAGAAGTACGGCTTCGACATCCGCATTCTAGTTCATGACTCTATACTTGTACAAGCATTACCTGATGAGGCGAAAGAAATAGGAGAAGTCATCGCTAAGGAAATGGAACTGACAGCTGCCGAGGAATACTCGGACAAGATACCATTCTTCGTTGATGTACAAATAGGAAACGACTGGGGAAGCTTAGCATGAGTAAGGGTAAGCGGGCTGATATCGGCGATGAGACTGTCAACCAGAACGGCTATACATGCGTCAAGACCTCCACAGGGTGGCGCTTCAAGCATCATCTGGTTGCCGAAGTAGCATTAGGCCGACCGCTAGAAGAAAACGAACGGGTCATCTTCGTCGACGGTGACCGAACGAATCTCAACTGCAGTAACCTAAAAGTGGTTATCAAGCAGATGCGAGTGAGTCAGACATACGACAAGCGGTATGATTCA